CGTATATAAAAATCTAGTTGGCAACAAGTTTTCGTATACACAAGAAGAACTTTTTGCGCCTGAGGCATGTATTGCGGAAGATAATCAACCTTTAACACAAGGTCTAATGATTATATGATTATTGATAACGTGTTGCCAAAATCATATTCAAATGAAATTAAAAATTTATTATGTTCAGATATGTTTCCTTGGTATTTTAATAATGAAATAGTACCAACGGCGGTTGATTTAATGGACCCATTTCAATTTACGCATACTATTATAGTAGATGGTGAGCCTCGTTCAGACGTATATCAGTTAATTAAGCCAATGCTATATTTTATTGAATGGCATACTAATATAAAAATAAAAAAAGTTATTAGGGCTAAGGCAAACTTAATTACTAGAAACAATAGTGTATTTGACGCCTATAAAACAATGCATCAAGATAATGAAATTAACTATAAAAGTTTTTTATATTATGTAGATGATAGCGATGGCGACACCATTATTTTTGCAGACGATAAAAAGACAGAAGTTTTAAGAATAACGCCACAAGAAAATAAGGCCGTGTATTTTGATTCAACGACTTGGCATACATCAAGTATTCCAAATGTCGCAAAAAAACGAGTTGTAATTAATTTTGTCTTAGAGGTTGATGATGAGTCAAGTAAAGGGGATTAACCCTCGTCATTCATTTGAATATGACGGAACTCATGTAAACGTATACCACGGCAATGTTGGCGAAGGATTGCCTAGGCACGACCATAGTTATACACATTGCACAGTTTGCTATGCTGGTAAACTTAAAGTTACTAAAGAAAATTTAGAACTTATCATGACTAAAGAAAGCCAGCCTGTTGTTTTAAAAGCTGGTGAATGGCATGAACTAGAAGCAATTGAAGACGGCACAGTATGGTCTAACTTATTTGCTGCTGAGTTTATGCGTTGTGATCAGGCGCAGCATAATGGCTACTAACAAGTACCTTATTCGGTTTAACAAGTCACGTGGCCAGCCTAATAGAGGCACAGTAGACCACGTATGGCGCGTGTTTGAAAACGGCAAAGAATTTCTATGTAAGCATGTGAACATTAACGTGCCGTCTAAAAGCGAACGTACAGGTGAAGACTGGAACATTGCATGTGAGGGTACAATGACTATTGACAAAGAAACATCAACTATAAGTATTAACTAATATGAAACTATCGGAACACTTTAGATTAGATGAGCTTACCGCATCAGAGACAGCGACACGCAAGGGGATCGACAACACACCCCCACCAGTTGTCACGGAAAAACTTCGTATGCTGGCTGCTACGCTGGAGCAAGTTCGTAGCCTTTTGGGCAATAATTCCATTCGTATATCTAGTGGTTATCGCTGCCTTGCTCTTAATCGTGCTATTGGAAGCGGTGATTTATCTGCGCACGTACTGGGTTATGCCGTTGATTTCACATGTCCGAAGTTTGGTACGATTAAAGAAGTAGCTATCAAGATTGCGGAGTCGCCAATTAAATTCGACCAGTTAATTTACGAAGGTACTTGGGTGCATTTAAGTGTAGACCCGCGTAACCGCAGGGAAGTACTGACTGCTACCTTTAAAGGCGGTAAAGCTAAGTATTCAAAAGGAATTGCATGACAATTCAAAGCATAGGTGGCAGGCGTTTTTTGTTTGCGGTTGGACTAACGTTCCTATCCGCTGCCTTGCTCTACGCTGAAAAATTGACTAGTGGTGACTTTACTAGCATTGTAAACTTTAACGTAATTGCATTAGTAGCCGGACACACAGCTGATAAGTTTGCAGGGAAAAAGAATGCTTCCGATAACGTTTAATTTAAAACACGCCCTAATTGCCGGCGGTATATTTATAGCTTTTAGTGCAGGCTGGACCGTTAATGGCTGGCGTCACGATGGCGCTATGAAAAAAGCCCTGCAAGAAAAGATAGAATTGCAACAGGCTTACGACGCCTATGCTAGGGAAGTAGCTACTAAGTTTCAAAATCAACAAGCGGAACAAGCTATTGTATATAGAAATTTAAAAAGGAAGATAAACGATGTTACGGATAATAGGATATGTTTTGCTGACGGCAATGCTCTCAGCGTGTGGAACAGCGCTCTTACAGGGGACGTGCCCAAAGCCACCACAGGAATTACTAAAACGACCACCAGCACCGATACCTTTGGTGCCACAGACACAGAAATCCTTACCAACGTCATAGAGAACTTTGAGCAGTCCAAACAAATACGCGACCAGCTTAATGCACTTATTGACTGGTATGAGACCAATGAAACAATAGGTAAGTAATATGCCATTATCCAAACTTGTATTTAAACCAGGGGTCAATAGAGACCAGACTAACTACGCCTCTGAAGGCGGCTGGTTTGATATGGATAAGGTACGCTTTCGTTCAGGCTATCCTGAAAAGATCGGGGGATGGCTAGTACAGACATTTGACCAGTATGTTGGTGAAGCACGTTTGCTATTCCCTTGGGCCCTAACTACAGGTGCTACACTATTATGTATCGGCACTAACGAGAAAATATACGTAACGCAAGGTACATCCCTATACGATATAACCCCAATTCGCCAAACTTTTACAACAACAGCCACAGATAACTGCTTTGGCACGACTAATGGTTCTACTACCGTCTTAGTTACTATTACAGGGCACGGAGCTGACGAAGGTGCGTATGTTACATTTAGCGGTGCAGTGGCAGTGGGTGGGGTAACAGCACCGAATTTAAACAAAGAATTTAAAATAAGTAATGTTACTTCAAATACATTTACCATCACAGTAGCCTCCGCTGCAACATCAACAGTAGCATCAGGTGGCGGTACGGGCATATCAGCAGCGTTTCAAATCAATATCGGGTATGAAAACGTTACCGCAGGTTACGGCTGGGGTACAGGCACTTGGGGTCGTGGCACTTGGGGGTCAAGCTCAACAACGCCTATATTTAACAACCCTAGATTGTACTCCGCTGACAACTTTAATAACGACTTAATATTTAGTATTACTGATGGCAGCATATACTATTGGGCATACGACTCTAACTTTACTACTCGCGCAGTATTAATGTCCTCATTAGGGGGAGCCACCGCAGTGCCACAACAAGTAGGCACCCTAATATTTGCTCCGTCAGGACATCTAATCGCCTTAAGCTGTACCGAATATGACGCTGGCGCCGCGTCCCCTAACTACTTAGGACCTCTTAACCAGTTACTAATCCGGTGGGCTGATGTAACTGCCGATGCTGGACCTGATCCGCTATATTGGAAGCCAGAACTAACTAATACAGCCGGGTTCTTATACTTACAATCTGGCACCAGTATTATTACTGCGTACCACGCTAAACAAGAAACGCTAATCTGGACAGATATATCGCTGTCATCAATGCAATTCTTAGGTACGGCTGAAGTATTTGGTGTTCAAGAAGTTGCTAACGGCATCTCAGTTGTAGGGCCTAACGCAGTTGCCTCAGCTAACAACGTTATTTATTGGATGGGTAATGATAAGTTCTACACCTATAATGGTCGTGTAGATACGTTACCTTGTACATTAAGGCAGTTCGTATTTGAAGACATCAACCGTCAACAAGGTCAAATATTCTTTGCGGGTACCAATAGCCAGTTTAACGAGATTGTTTGGTTCTATTGCTCTGCAAATGCAGCGGCAATTGACAGATATGTAATATACAACTACTCAGATAATATCTGGTATTTTGGCACTATAAATCGTACCGCTTGGATTGACGCTGGTATATACGGTACACCCCTTGCTGTGCATGATGGGTGGCTATATGCGCATGAGTCTGGTACAGATGACGGACAACCATTAGGTGCACCACCTGTAGGGATGGATTCATATATTCAATCTGCTGATGTTGATATCGAAGACGGCGATAAGTTTATGTTGATTCGCCGTGTTATACCTGATGTTAACTTTACTAATTCTGAAACTAATAACCCAGTGACAGGCGCTCCAGTAACACCCGAAGCAACAATTACAGTAGGTGTCCGGAACTTCCCCGGTGCTATAAGTTCAGTAACAAATGCATCTGGTGTATCAACTGCTAGACCTGTTGTAACTGCATCAGCAACAATTAACCAGTATACAAATCAAGTATTCATCAGAGCTCGTGGTCGTCAGATGAACTTTAAGATTGAGTCTAACGGGGTTGGTACGCAGTGGCAATTGGGCATGCCTAGAATAGATGCTCGTCCAGATGGAACAAGGGGTTAATAATGGCACTTAAATCATTTGCTCCACCAACGTTGCCTTTACCACCAGCTGAATACACTCCACAGTATTTTGATCAGCTAGTGCGTTCATTAAACACATATTTTAGGCAAGTAGGCTCGACAACTCCCATCGTTGTTGATAGTATTACACTAAATAATTTACCAACCAGCGCAACAGGTTTGCCTGTCGGAAGTGTGTGGAACGATGCCGGCACTTTAAAGATAGTTACATAAGGATATAGTATGTCAGGACGTGAATTAGCACAAGGGGTAGCAAGCCTAGGTCGTAATGGCGAGTCGATGCTTGTGCATATGCAGCCACGAGAAGTGGCGGGTCTTCAGGCCCTTGCAATGCAAGGTGGTGGTTCACTAACTATCAACCCTGAAACAGGTCTACCAGAAGCAGGTTGGTTCGGTGATATTCTAGGTGCGGTTGCACCTATTGCGTTAGGTGCGTTCTTAGGTCCAGCAGGTATTGGATTAGCGTCGTCATCATTAGGTGCAGGTATGATGACAGGTGCTATTGGGTTCCTAGCGTCTGGTGGTAATTTAGGCACTGCTTTAAGCGCTGGCTTAGGCGGTGCTGGTGGTTTTGGTCTAGGTAATAGTCTAGGCAAAGTAGGCCAAACAGCGCTAGTAGATACCGTAGCTAACCCTGAAACCGTAGGAAAATCAATTCTTGATGGCGGTGCTGGATCATTTACTTCCGGGGCAGACTCACTGTCTTCCCTAGCAGGTAATGCAGATAACTTAGTAGGTAAAGTCGCTGGGTCAGGACTTGATATAGCTGGAAATGCAGCGAACAATATTCCAGGTATGGGTATTAGAGACTTAGGTAATTCTGCTTTGGACTTAAGTGGTTCTGTAGCTAAAGTTGGAACCCCTGCATATACTTGGGGTGATATTGGTAAGGGCGCAATGGAAGTTGCAAAAAACCCCGTAGCCGCGTGGAAAGCAGGTCAAGTTGGGATGATGGATGCCCTGACTGTTGCGTCTCCATTAATGGCTATTCAACCTAAAATGCCTAAAGCTCCCGTAGATACTGGTTATCAAATGAAATACGAAGGTGAATATACGGCACAAGATCGTAACCCTAGAATGCCAACACAAGAAGAAATGGCTCAGTTATCTGCTCAAGGTTCACCAGAGTATAACTATTTTGGTAGCTCCAACCCATACCCAGGGTTCAATAAAGCTCCGGGTTATGCAGCTGGTGGAATGGCTACTGGCGGTGCGCCTGATTTATTTGGTTCTCCTGATGGTACAGCAGCACAAAATACAGTAAAAGAGGGCTATGGTTTAGGTCGTTTAAATACCTTAGCTTCTGCAGCCTCATCCGAAAACGCAAAAGAATACGGCTTTGATGCTGGTGGCGCAGTTCCTTATATGCCTGGTGCTCCTTCATACGGTGTACCTCCAACTGATTTAGCTGAAGTAGCAAAAATAGGTAGTCCTGGCCAAAAAGCAAGTACGCCTGGCGGTCTAAGTAACTTGTTAGGTAATGCAATCACAGACCCAATGGGTAGAACTACTGAGAATAATCAAGGTGGTATTGGTGGCTTTATGGGTAAAGGCGGTCAAAAAGCAAAAGGCCCTGAAGCACCAGCAGTAACTATGCAAGATTACATAAATGCAGCTACACGCACCTATGACCCGAATGCTTCTATAGCGGCGGCAATGGACCCGACTGGCGCAGAACGTGCTCAATTTAATGTTATCAATCCACAACCTGTTAAAAAAGCAATGGGTGGTGGTTTAAAAGATGGTGGGTTTGTGGTTCCAGCAGACGTAGTTAGTCATTTAGGTAATGGTAGTACAGACGCCGGTTTAGCAGCCCTACAAAAACGTCACGGTGCACAACCTATACGAGGCGCTGGTGATGGTATGTCTGACTCAATCAAGACTACAATTGATGGCAAGCACCCTGCTCGCATTGCAAATGGTGAAGCCTATATATCACCAGAGCAAGTAAAACGCAGCGGTGGAGCTAAGAAGTTCTATGCTATGATGGACAAAGTACGTAAAGAACGTACCGGTACTAAGAAACAAGGTAAACAAATTAACCCAAATAAATTTATGGCGGCATAATGCAGATATCATATGTACCCTTAGAGTACTTAGAAACAGTATGGCCTCAGATTGAAGGGTATTTAGACGGAGCTGCTAGATACTCACATGGTAGATTTAAAGTAGAAGACATTAAGCATGGGATTGAAACTAAGCCACAACAATTGTGGGTAGCCTATGAAGATGAGTTTATTTACGGTGCAGTAGTTACCGAGGTTGTGACTTATCCACAAATGAAAGCATTAGACACCCATTTTACTGGCGGAATTGAGCTACCTAAATGGAAAACACCTATGTTAGAAGTATTGCAAAAATTTGCAAGGGATAACGGGTGCAATATTATTGAGAGCTACGGACGCCCAGGATGGGAAAAAGTATTTACGGATGATGGATTTAAAAAGCGGTTCATGTTCTATGAATTGCCTGTGGAGAAAGAAGCATGAAAGCACATTGGGATTTAGAGATGTTGCCTGAAGAGGCATTTCAAAAAGTAGGTAAGAATGTAAAACTGTACAAAAAAGGCGGTGGCGGCGGTGCCCCTACTAGCCAAACAGTCACGCAAACTAACCTGCCTGAATACGCTAAGCCATACTTTGAAAACTTATTAAACCGCACACAGGCACAATCATACCAACAATACCAACCGTATGGTGCACCACGTATTGCTGGCTTTACTCCTGAGCAACAAGGAATAATGCAGAGTTATTCCAATTTACAGTCTCCAGGACAATTTAATCAAGCCACTCAAGGTCTTAATGTGGCTGGTGGTATGGGTATGGCCGGTGCCAGTGCTGGTTTAAATAAAGCGTTAGCGTATCAACCCGGTAACTACAACTACGAACGAGTAGGAGCACCTAGCTTACAAAACTTTAGCATGCGGGGTGCTCAGTCAAACTACAACCCAAACTTGCAAAACTATCAAATGGCAGGCCCACAAAACGTGGCCTCTCAAAACTTTGGTCAAGCAGCTGCTGATTACTACTCAAACCCATACACACAAAACGTAACTAATACTGCGTTACGTGAAGCTATGCAAAAAGGGGCAATGGATAAAAATGCCTTGATGTCTGGTGCTATTGGACGTGGTACATTCGGCGGTGCTCGTAATGCATTATTGCAAGCAGAACAAAATCGTGGCTTGAATCAGCAGTTAGGTGATATACAGTACCGTGGCGCAGCTGACGCGTATACTAATGCACAACAGCAATTCCAAGCTGACCAAGCCCGTAATATGCAAGCACAGTTAGCTAACCAACAATCAGGGTTGACTACTAACCAAGCTAACTTACAAGCATTATTACAAACACAAGGCTTGGGTGCAGGCATTGGCAAAGATATTGCACTTGCTAACTTGTCTAATGAGCAACAAGCCAACGTACAAAACTTAGCGTCTAAACTACAGACTCAAGGTTTAAGTGCAGACCAAGCATTAAGAGCAGCACTGGCTAATCAACAATCTGGACTATCTGCTAACCAACAAAACCAACAAGCCCAACAATACGCAGCGGGCTTAGGCCAACAGCTATACGGTACTGGTTTAGGGGGTGTACAAGGCGCGGCTACAGGCTTAGGCGCATTAGGTTCGGCAGAACAAACCGCTAATCTAGCACGTTTAGGCGCACAAGAAAAATCAGCTGCTAACCTACAAGCATTGCAACAAACCAAGTATGATACTGCATACCAAGACTTCTTACGTCAACGTGACTACCCACAAGAACAATTGGGTTTCTACAGTAACATTCTTCGCGGATTGCCTGTACAATTAGCGTCTACGCAATCAACATACCAAGCACCGCCTAACCTCGGTTCACAAATTGCTGGTGCTGGCTTAGGTTTAGCTGGCTTATCTAAGTTAGTTTAAGGATATAATATGGCAATAGCAGATCAAAACTTTAGACCAACTACTAACCCTGACTTCAATCAGCAGTATGAAGAATATCATAAGGCGCTTAGTCTAGCTCCAGAGAACTATATCAGGCATTTTATGCTTACGGGTGACCCTGTAGCTAAACTAGCCGCAGCTGCCGTTATGGACCAAAAGGCCAAAGCTCAAACAGCGCCTCAAGCACCTACCCAGTCTGTCATCGATAAATTAGCGCAACCTCAAGGTTTAGCACAATTGCCACAAGGCTTGGCTCCACAAGGTCCTGCCGTTGCTCCACAACAAATGGCACAAGCACAAGGTCCCGTTGCGCAGATGGCTGACGGTGGTATTGTAGGTCTACCAATGGATAGCGGCATGTTCGAGGGTGGCTACGCCGGTGGTGGTATCATAGCCTTTGATGATGGTGGTGATGTTCCTGGCTATGCTTCACAAGGGGCTGTAAAACGACCAGCGTATTTAAGCAATCCAGTAGGCAAGTACTTTAATCCTGATGAATTAACACCTTACGATGATACTGAGGTTCAAAAACTATTAACCGAAAATCCATCATTGACAATGGATGATATCTATAAGACTCAACAAGAAGTACGTGGTAAATACGGTATTAAAGATATATATGAAGACCAAAGAAAAGCTTTGGAAGCGGATAAAGCAGAGAATGAGAAGTTCAAAGAATCCAATGAAGCTGATGCATTATTAAACGCAGCTGCGGGCTTTTTGGGTAACACCTCACAATTCTTTGGGCCAGGAGCTGAGGCAGCTCTAAAAGGCTACACGACCACTAAACGAGAAGGTCAAAAAGAATACCGCGCTACTGCTAAAGACCTTCGTAATCTTGGCTTTGAAATTGGTAGATCAGATCAAGCAATGCGTCAAGCTGATATGGCTGGTGACCAAACATTGTATAATTCTGAACGTAGCCGTCGTGATAAACTATTAGAACGCGCTGAAGGCATCAAGTTTAAAAACACCGATAACAAAAACAATGCCCTTGCAAAAGGTTGGGATGCTGCAGCTGCATACGATACTAATATGGCTGTTGCAAATGCTAAGGCTAGAGCCGCTGGTAAAACTGCCGGTTTAGACGTTGCAAAATTAAATGCTCAAGTATTAGATAAAGCTGAAAAAATGATGTCTGCGCAATATCCACCCGGAGAGTTTCAAACATATTTTGAAGCTAATCCTGATGAATATCAAAAGGTATTAAGTGGTTATATTCAACAAGCAGAAGATTATATTTACAGAAGTGAAATTCCTACAAAAGCACCAGGAGATAGTGTTAAGAAACCTTCTACTAGTGGACAACTTCAATTAGATGTACCAGGTTCTAAATTAAGCCCTGCTACAGCGGTCAACCCAAGTGCACTAACTAAAGCAACCATTGCTGGCCAAAAAGTTAATCCTAAGATACAATCACTACTTAGTAAGTACCCTGCCGGTAGCGGTTCTACTGAAGACGAAGATGAATAATGGCCGATATCAACAGGTTATACGATGCACTACAGCAAGCTGACGCAGCTGGCAATAAGGAAGACGCGCAGCAGTTAGCTGATTACATTCGTTCAGAATTAGCTACGCAGGGTCAGCCAGCAGAACAGCAGCTAATTAAACCAGCCGAGCAGACACCTTTAGTTAAGCCTGAAGAAACATCTTTTGGTGAACGTGCTTTAGGTTCCTTAAAGCAAGGCTTTCAATCCTTTGACGAAGCTTCTCAAGGGCGTGAATTAGGGCGCCTTAAAGAAGAAGGCAAACTCCCTGAAGCCGCTGCTAAAATGGCTGAGATAAAAGCCAAAGCAGCTGCACCACAAGCACCTACTCTATCCGCTAGTGACATCCAACGTATAGCCCATGAAAAGGGTTACCTACCTGCTACTATGCAGGTGCCTTCATTTGTTGTAGAGCAAATACTTAAATCTGGCCCTGAAATGGCGGAGTCTTTAATTGCGGGTTACGCTTCAGGCGCATTAACCACCGCAGGTGTTGCTATGACTCCAGCCGCACCCTTTGCACCCATTGCAGGGGCTATAGTAGGTACGATAGCTGGTATTGGTACCTATGGGTATCAGCAGTATGGTCATTTCATGGACCGTCAAGCCTTAGAAAAACAAGCACCCGAAGAACTTGACCCTGCCTCAGCTAAAAAATGGGCAGCCATCACGGCTCCTATAGGATTTGCTGCGGATAAACTAACTGTTGGTGCGCTTAAATTTGGTAGTAAAGCTATAGGCACCGCTGCTGTTGAAGAGTTAGCTAAACGAACTACAGGGCAAGTAGTTAAAGAAACAGTTGAAGCCGGAGCTAAGGCAGGTGCCAAACAAGGTGCTGTAGGTATTGTTGCTGAGGCGCCAACAGAAGTTCTAGAGCAGATGGCGGAACGCTATCAAGCAGGCTTATCCCTAGATAATGAAGAAGCTAAACAAGAATATTTTGAAGCTTTTTGGGGTGCCGCTGCTATGGGTGGGGGGCTAGGCGCCGCAGCAGGTACAGCTACCGGTGCATATAAAAAGTACAATGAATTAAAAACTATTGATGACACAGTTAACGAAGTTAACGAAGTTAAGCCAGCAAAAGAACGTGCATCCCGTGAGACTAAGCTCAAGGAGTCATGGAGCCGTCTATCTGCAAAAGGTGAAGAACTACGTAAACTTCGTGATGAACAAGACGCCGCAGAAGAGCAAGCAGTAGCTCCGGTAGAAGTAGCTAAGCCAGTTAAACGTGGTGCCAAACCAGTCCCAGTTGTAGCCGAAACAGCTCCGATTGTAGCCGAAGAAGCAACACCAGAAGATATGACCGTAGAAGAAGCGCCTGCTACTACACCGGGTGTACTAGATGCGACTACGTTAACTTCGTTAGGGTTAAACAAACGCTCTAACGCGTTCAAAGAATTGATGGGCGTAGACCTCAATACAAGCGAAGGTCTTGCATTCTTTGATGAGACCCTAGACAATCACACAGGCAAGATTAATGAGACAGCAGTGGGCGATTACCTCAGGTCCATTGCACCAGCTGTGGAGGCTACAAATGAACCTATCAAATCCACTCCAACTAAACCAGCAGCAGATAGAGCTGGCGTTTCAACACCTGATGAACAGCGACTCGAAATACCTGCCGAAAGAGCTGTCGAAACTGACAGAGGAACAGTGGATGTTTCTGGAGCTGATGTTGGACAACCTGCTGGAGGAACAGAGCAAGGCGGAGCTCCATTAGAGTCATTAAAAGTTGGTGACACTACTGTTGTTGGAACGCAGACATACCGCAAAACAGACACAGGGTTTGAATTAGTAGCCCCGGAAGAAGCCGCAGCCCCTGAATCAATAGAAGCGACAGTAGCTGAAGAAGCCGTAGCCCCTGAATCAACAGAGGTTATGAAGTCTGCTGAAGAGCTACAAGCCGAAGACCCAACTAAGCAAGCTAAAGCCTTAGCAAGTGAACTACGTGCACTAGACCCTACCAATCCTCTCATTGAAGACCTTCGTGCATACGATGTTAACGAAGAGACCATAGCCTTCGCGCAAGAACAAATCAATCAGCTCGTGCAAGAACGTCAGGCTAAGGGGAAAACTCAACCTAGTGAACTTCGTGAAATTGGTGAACTTAGTGATAACTTAGCGGCAACTGAAGGCGAGCCTGAAACGGAAGCTATGTACCGTTCAGAACGTACGGTTAACGAAGAGTATGGGTTTAGTACCGACGAACTTGATGCTCGCATGGCTGAAGTTCTGCCTAAACTACGTACAGCACAAGAGAGTCTAGAAAAAACGCGTGACCAAATGTTGGATACGCATAATGAGTTAAGCTATGTCCGCTATAAAAATAAAGATTCAGACGCTTTAAATTATTTTGAAGGAGTGTATAGACTTCTTGAGCAGCAAGAAGCAAGATTAAAAGCGGAGATTGAAGAACACGAAGACGCGATTAAAAGTATTACGTTAGACCAAGATATTATTGGTGAGAATTATAAACGGGATCGTAAACGAGCAGCTTTATTTGAAGACAAGGATTATGATGGGCTAATTGAAGCACTTATAGACGACAATGCAATAACCCGTAAACAAGTTGATTTCTTTAGAGCGCTACTAAATGGCGATGCTAAAGCGGCATTAAAAGCCATTGCGGAGTTACCTTTAAGTGAAGCGCAAGAAAAAATACTAGCTTCTAATGAACCTGGAGCTCCATTTCGAAGCGGTCAGAAACAGCTATTCAAATGGTATAGAAGTTTAGCCAGCGAGCTTTTAAAAGCTAAAGTAGTCCCTACTAAAGTAATATTTAGCAAACATCTAAACAATGGCACTGCGGCCGACTACAGTGCCGAAACAGATACTGTTCGTATTGATGCAGGGGATTATTTACAAACATTAGGTGCGTATAACATCTACAGCGATGTAGTAAATGTATTCTTACATGAAGTGATGCACAGTGCTACAGTTAACGCCATGTCCAAAGGTATGGCAAACATACGAGTATTAAGCCGTATGGAAGCCCGTGCAAAGGAATTAGAACGAGACGGTACTCCAAATCTTGCAAGGGCTTTAAGGTCAGAAAAAGAGTATAAAAGAGCAGAGGCGTACCTAAATACAACCGAAGGTATCGCAGCTAAAAACTTGTTTGATATTTTTGATTATTTACAAAAAGAATACCCGCAACAATTTACAGCTACAGCTGCATATGGCGCTACTAATCCATTAGAAATGATTTCTGAAGCATTCGTAGATGTTCGCTTCCAAGACTTATTAGCGAGTATACAACTTCCTAAAGACTTGTTAGTTGCGGCCCCTGAGTTTAAAGGTAGGGGCTTTAAGAATATGCTGGATGCGTTTGTAGACGCCATACGTCGTATATTACGTATGCCTGCAAATGTCTCTAATACTGCGCTGGCCGCTGTGCTAGCAAACACTTCAGCGGTTGTAAGACAGAATAGAACTGTTCGTACATCCACTATGGAAGAGAAGTATGGTCGCAGTAAAATATATGAAAAGTATAGATCTTACGGTAACACCATAGCTAGCAGAAGTAGACGCCAACCGGGTGGTGTAAGTGACGACGCTTTATTAGCTCAGACAGGCACTAAACCACCACGTCCACCCAAACCTCTCACAGCACTACAACGTTTTGGTACAAGCCCTGTGCAGACAACTACCGACATAACGCGTAAGTTTATAAGCTATTGGGCATCATTTGATTACGCCATAAACAATAAAATACTAGATGCTATGAGAAAGCGTGGTGCTACTCAAGCAGAGATTGCGGAATCGTTCTATTTATTGCAGGTAACGCAAGCTGTACGGGCAGATAGTATGGCTGATGCTTTCCTAGAGCGTGGCGATATTGCGTATGATCCTAACATATATAAATTCGTTATCACAGAATCTACAGCCAACATGAAAGTTATCCGCGATAGCTTAGACAAACTAGCTAAAGCTAACAACATTACACTTGAGAAAATGCATGCTTACGCTAGCGCAGCTTTTATTGCTCGTCGTGAACAAGGCTTAAAAAATGCCAATCTTCGTTTACAAAGACGTGTAGTACAGTTAGTTGCTCAAGGTAAAAAAGCACAAGCTAAAAAAATGTATGACAAGAACTACAAGCTTGTCAACATGACTCAGGCAGAGATCAATGCAGGGCTTGAGTTCTTTAAACGCTACCCAGAACTAAACGATATCTCTGATACATGGAATGATGTACGTGAAAAAGTATTAGACTTTGCTACTGAGCAAGGCTTACTTGATCAAGATACTCGTGACCAGTTATTAGAGGTTATGGATTATGTGCCATTCTTCCGGGTTGAGCAGTTAGAGGCTAAGGCTGGACCTAAAGAGTATGGTCAAGGTTTGATTGATACTATGAAGACTGTTCATGGTATGAAAGGCAGCAACCAAGAAATAAACGATGTGTTTGACAACATGGAGCGTTGGATTAAATACACCGTTACAAAAGCTATAAAAAACCGTGCAGCTATAGAAAAAATAGCCGAGTATAAAAAAGAATTGCCTAATGACATCAGATTAAATAAAGATGGTCGTAGTAAAAATACTGTAAGCGTTTGGGAAGACGGTAAGCTAACACGCTACGAGTTCCAAGGTATTGATGGCGAAACTATGGTGCACGGCTTTACTGGGCTAGAACCGGTTATTATGCCTGCTATGAAGTATTGGAATAAAGTTACAACCTTCTTGCGTTTAAATATTGTGCTACAACCTTTCTTCTCACTAGCGCAAATACCTCAAGATATGTTTAGTGCCATGTTTGTGTCCAATGTAAAAACATTGCCTTTGTTTACAATCCCACTACAAGTAGTGAAAGAGCTAGTATTAACTCCTATAGGTATGAGTTCCGCACGTAAACGTTTAAAAGGAACTGTTACTGTTGGTAGGCATGACTTTAGCCGTGAATACGAACGCATAGATATAGACGCATTGGAAGAGTCTAAAACATATAAAACATACGAAAAGCTAGTTAAAGCTATCTTGTCACCCCTATCCGCATTATCAATGGCCTCAGATAACGTTATTCGACAAGCTGTATACTCGCAAATAATGCTTGAATCTAAAGATGAAGCAAAGGCTATTAACGCAGCGGACGAGTTAATTAACTTCCGCCGTTCAGGGTATGGTGGCCTTGTAAACATAATGCGTCAACTTGCTCCATTTGTTAACGCAGGCTTACAAGCTTTGCATATAGGGTTAGCTACCATAACGGGTAAAAGTATAAACCCTATAACTCGTAAAGAAGCTTGGCTTCGTATGATGAATACTGGTGGGCAGTTAATGGTTGCAGCACTAATATACGCTGCTTTGATGGCTGATGAAGATGAATATAAAAAGTTAGACCCTTCAGAAAAAGATAGAAATATCATAATGCCTAACGGGTTTAAGTTACCAATGCGTAATGACCTGTTCACCTTTTTCTTCAAGATTGTGCCTGAGCATATGTACAATCGCTATATTGAACAAAGCGAAGACGGCACTAAAATGCAAAGAGCTTTAGTAACGGCCTTCAAAAAGGCTATGGCGGTTCCTGGGTCATTACCCTCTGCTATCAGCCCTATGGTAGAGTCATACTTAAACGTAGATATGAGGACTGGTCGTCCTATAGTAGGACAAGGTCAAGCGGGACTAGACCCTGAATTACAAGTTAGCCCTAAACGAACATCCCAATTAGCCCGTATGATTGGCGAAGCTGGTGATATATCACCGCTACAAGTAGATCATTTCTTGCAAGGGTATTTTGCAGCAACAGCATCAATCATGACAATGTTTACAAATTCAGTGATTGCTGATATGCGTGGTGAAGTATTGCCTACAAAGACAGCTACAGAGATGGCGCTGGAGTTTCCGTTTGTTAGCTCCTTTGTAACTAGAGAAAATGGCGCTCGTAATATGATGGACTTTTACGAGTTACAAGAACTAGTAAACGAAGCGTATAAATCCTACACTAATTTAAAACGTAACAACTACGCTAAATCACAGCAATATTTAAACATCGATAATAATCGAGAATTAGTCGCGTTAGAAAAACACATGCAAAATATATCTAAATCATTAGCTAATTTACGAACATACGAAACTAAGCTACTTCTCGATACAACCAATCGTTGGTCTGCAGATAAAAAACGTGCTGAACTAGACAGAATTGAAAAACGACGTCAAGATATGCTAGGTTTTCAAGATGAGATTAACAATAGAAAAGAACGTCATATACAAAAACTACGTATCCAAGGCGGTCTATAGTCTCCAAACACGAACGCCCTTGATGCCTTCTTCCACAACAATTTTGTGGATATACTCAAACTCTAAGCGCTTAGCCTCGCGTTTGATGGCATCAATGGCGGACTTCGTATCTACCGCAGGGATAAAAATAGAGCAGCCCGGTTGGAAATCAGGCCACACTATTTGATAATCGGTTCCGTTAGTTAACACTTGTTGGCAAATCCAATTGTACGTTCACATCAAAACTAGTGCTGTCAATCCACAGGCATCGCACTGCTGGACCGCTCATCTCTAGACCCTTATGCATCGCTTTACTCTCCCCACTCTTGCTTAGTAGTAAGTTGCTGTCTTTCAACCCCTTAACAAAGTCGTTGTACTCAACTTGCACGGAGTGTAAATAAGTCTTGATAATACTGCAAGGGATATATAGCGTTTTAACATCAGGCTCATACCTAACTCGCAAGTCATTTTGAGGCTTGATAATAGGCGCATCGCCAAACCCTGTACGTGCATCAATCTTATTGTTTACGACAAGCGTATTACGTGCTAGGTTCTCATCCAAGAAGTTACCAAGCGTCTCCACAGCATCAAAGTTGTTCTCTTTAATTACATCTTTAAACGTTTTAAACTCTTTGGCTATAGCCTTGAATACAGGTTCAATAGGTATGTTATGTATGCCTAAACGCTTAGCGATGATAGCACCTAGGAATACAGCAGCTAAGTTGGTAGAGAACTTACGATCAGGACCTTTGAAGTTCATCAGCTTATCAATCTTAACCTGCATTTCCTTAAGCTCTTTTTTAACCTTGTCAAGGTTTTGTATCAGGTATTGTGCATATATCTCACAGGCGTGACCATAGTTGTCAAATATCTTGCTTAGGATATCATCTACCTCACTCTTAGATAGCACATCATCCATCTCAATGCGTAGCTGAATAAACCTAGCCATCTCACCACTGGCCTTTGCTTTCTTGGCAAACATAACCGTTCTGAAGTCCGTGTTGCTAGAGACTACGCAGATTAAGTTAAACACAGTGTCGTTGTTACGCTCTCTGTTAACTCCGTTACCCATACGGTTTTTACCACGGCCTGACGCAATAAATTTCAAGAAGGTGTGTAGGGCTTCGGGTGTTACATCTGTCATCTCATCCACACCAGCACCTAGGTTCTTCATATAGCCTAAGCGGTTAATGATTGAGTTCTCGGTATCGCCCCAAACGTTAATTAGCTTGGCATCAATATCAGGGTTGCCGTATATGCTGGTCATCATCTGCAAGATAGAGGTCTTACCTTGTCCTGCTTCAGGGTTGTACATGTTGATTACGGCAGACTTCTCTTTGGAGTCAAACAACGGCATGAGTAGTGAGCCGAAGCCACAGAAGAAACCAAATGCACGAAGTTCAAGTCCTGGACGTTCATAGAACGATATAGCACTCTTCCATTCTTCGTAAGAACCTTTCTTAACAAGTGTCGGGGTGACTTGGTTCAGTTCTTCTGACACAGGTACATAGGTGACACCAAACGCAGTAATCTCACGATTGCCGATAATGATTTTGTTCTTAGCATCGTTCCAACCAAATTGTTTGTGCATGTGCGAAGCACCCTTACTCCGTTGACGGTCGTTCAATGCCGTTCTCATGTACTCGATGATTGCATCTAAAGGCTTGCCACGTTCGAATATACCGATGTTGTTGACAATCTCCCTAGCCTTCTCTGTACTCATTAGGCTAGACACAGGTGCAATAAACTCACGCACACCATCGTTAGGCAAGTGCAGTTTGAACCATGCGCAGTCACCAATAGCTGGGTCGTTCAAGCGATCGACTAGGTAGAAGTCATACTCGTATATTTTCTTACCATCATCGTCATCGTCCTCATAGGCTAGATAGATACCGCCAGCTTTACCACGGAAGTACGGGTATGGGTACTCAGGGATTTGATAGGTCATCAACTCACCCAACGCCTCGCTCTTTGCTTGTATCACGTTGTCAGCGCCACGGGCTTTGGGGACTATCATACCAAGTGAGATAGGCGTAGTGATGGTACCTTTATACTTGCAGTTCTTACAACCCTCAGGGCGTAGTGACTCGAACTGGTCGCAGGTGTGGGGCTTAGGGATCCCAGCTACTTTAGCTTCTATCTTTGCGTGTGAGTATTCGGGGTGCTGCATAGATATCTTGTGTATGGCGATGTCGCGGTCTTCACAGAACGCAGCGATGGATAGAGCTGACCGCCATAGGGGTTCGGATATCTCTTTCTGCTTCATAACGATATGCTGTAGTTGTGCGCAGCCATCACCGTTTATTGTGCGGTTCATTATCTTCTTGAACTGCGCTACCTTCTCAAACTTCTTATTGTTGTTAACTTCGTGCTTAGGTTTAGAACTATTGGAACCTACGTGTATAGGGATAAGCCTTGCTAGCTCATCAAACGAGGTATGCTCCCCTGTCACCAGTACAACTACAGGTAAAGGGTTTTTCACATCTTTATAGTTCTTTGTGTTTGGTACACGGAGTATACGGGCAGCATCAGCAGTGCAAGCACCATCGGCATGTAGACCATGCTTGATACATAGAAACTTGAGGCCTTCTGCAATAGGATGCCACACCTCTCTAGCTACAGGCACAGCGAATGTCCAATAGCAGTGGATGCCACGGCCCGAGTCTACAATGGTCGGTTCAGGAAGCTGGGTAGCATCGGTGAATGCGCGTAAGGCGACTAGTGCTGCATCTTTGGTCTTGTAGTCTTTGAACTGGTTCTTCTTCTCATCAAAGCCACAATCAATATCTAACCACAGAGCCTTCTCTTCTTTGGCATTATTCTTGGTGCGCTCTGTAGGGTACTTGTATGTAGAGCAGGCAAAATACACATCGTATTTATCTGCTAATAGTTTCTCTGAAGCTGCGGTCGCTTCTTCAATAGTGTTTACAAACTTGGGAGATATATTGTTTTGTTGGTCTTTTCCAACTACGCAATAGACGCCTTCGGCCGGCCATATGTGCCGTAAAAATTCTGATGTTTGCATTGTATCTCTCACAACGTTTAGGGGTGGGGGTACTACCTCATGGTCTCCCCCCTATTGAAACTTATTCTGCTGTTAACTTATCGATTAGATTTGTTATAGCTACAGTCTTTGACCGCAAGGGCTTTGCTTTGCCCGAAATCCAATCATAGACCGTCTGTCGAGAAACTTCAAGCTCAACAGCTACTCTGCTTACTGGGTACTTTTTAACAATCAACAAGGCGCCAAGCGTAACCCCTAATCCGGGGTCAGCACTTTGGTTAGCCTCAATTACAATCTGTGAATAACCTCTCACTGTCGCTCTCCTTATGTCCAATCAGCAACTAAGTCATCTAGGCTTACATCACCTGAATCTACTTTAGCTGGTGGTGGTGCTGGTGGGGTAGGAGCTGGTTTAGCTTCTGCTGCTGAACGTTTAACTGGCTCAGGGATAGCTTCTTCTACAGGCTCTTCAACGATTGGTTGACGTGTAGCTGGGCGAGGTGCTGCTTGTGGAACTGGAGCAAACTCTTCACCATTCTCATCACGATCCGTAGCAACAGACAAGGTGATCGCACGTACTGCCTCTTCTTCTTGCGTACGGGCACGACAGGTATCAAACTCATCATCAGACAAACGAGCAACAGCTTTGAAGCCGATGTTAGATGTATCTTCACCTACAATCATGCGTGATACAACTGAACCTAGACCTTCGCCATTAGCTACTAAATAGTCACGATACTCGTGGAACGGACGGCGGTCGTTGTTACCATTACCGAACACAGATGTAGCAGACAACTTAACGCGGTAGATATCACCATGCAAATCATCAGCCAATACTACTGCGATGTAGCGGTGGAAACGGCAAGCCTTAGTTTTGCCTGGACCTGAACCAGCAATGTTTTGTGGGCAGTCAGAACATTTGTCCGCTTGCTTTTCACGTGATTGAGGGTCAGGTGTTTGGCTGTCATGACTCCAGCATTTAGGCGGTGTACGCTTCTGTGCTTTAGGGTCAAATGTCTCTGCATAAAACATACGGTTAACCGATGGTGCAGCATTAACAATGACTACATCAATGAAGCCTTGGTCAGTCTTGCTAATCTCTTTACCATTCACCATCAAACGGAACTTGTTGTTTACGATGGTAATGCTTTTTGATGTGATAGAAGAACCACCAACGTTACTGGTGAAACCATCATCACGACGGTTACGTACTGCTACTGCGCCGCCTTGTTGGAAAATATCTAGTTCTGTACTCATTCTGATTGCTCCTTGCTTTTACGGATTGAAATAACATACTCATTCATCGGTGATAAACCTGCTGGACACTTGTCAGGATTAGCATCTAGAAACTCTTTAATATTGGTACTTGATAGGCGCTTGTGTAAGAACTCAGGTACATCGTTCTCTTTAATAAACGCATACAATGCAGGCCAGTTGTTGGTAATGTAGCTGGTCTTTACTGTACGTGATAACGTGCCTATCTTTGTTTTAAGACTGCTTACGTTTAGTGACTTGCATGCTTCATGTAAAGCAAACTGTATTTGGTCACGCTTCTGCTTAATATCGCTAATCTGACTTTCAAGTTCAGCCATCTTCTCACGCATATTAATATCAGCTTGCATAAGCTTTTCAAGGTTGATTTCATCTAATTCCATACACCCTCCTTTTCAAATTAGAACTAGTAGTATACCACAACTATTTACTTTGTCAAGCCTCTACTTCTTCTCTGTATAGGTCAACCAGCTTGGTGTGGGTATCTATTTTATTTTGAAGCATGGCGTAAATCTTTTTCTCAACGGGGGAGCCCTGTAGGTGGACTACGGTCATCGGGTTTCGCTGACCAGCGCGATCGACCCTAGCGCAGCATTGTATGTAGGTTTCCACCGACATCACTGGTGACCAAAACACCACTACGTTCGCAGCGTGTAACGTAACGCCATGTGACGCAGCTTGCGGTTGGATAACCAATACTTGAGGGTCTTTGTTCTCTTGGAAGTCTTTGAATATCTGCGACCGCTTGGTCATGTTGATATCACCATGTATGGCTTCACAGGGTATCTTGTCCTTATTCAACTCGGACATAATCTTGTCTATACTATGCCTAAACGGACAGAATATGAGAACTTTGTGACTGGCCTCATTGATAATCTCTTTGAGCGCAGTCATGCGGTTACTCATGTCAAACTCGATAATCTCACGGGAGTCAGCGTATATAGCACCACTAGATACCTGTAACAACTTCGTGAGCATAACCCCAGCGTTCACTGCGGTAACGTCTTCCCCAGCAGCCTCAATGAAGAACTCTTTCTTAAGCTTTTTGTAATACTTGTCTTGCTGTGCTGTAAGAGGTATGTCACGCGTTTGATACATGACGTCAGGTAAGTCTAGGCAATCGGCCTTGGTGTAGCGTATCGCTGGCTGCAAGGTCTTGAATACGATGTCTTGTGCGTTGAACCTAGGTATCCATGTGAACTGGCTTATCTTCTGCATCACCATATCTTTGAATGTGCCAGCGTATTTAGGCACGGATGCTGGGTTGACAAGTTTAGCCAAGCCATAGGCATCGGCTGGTGATTGAGATGCTGGCGTACCTGTCATCATCCACAGCCATGTGTCAGGTTGGAGCACCCTGTTGAGCGCCTTCCATCTACGGGTTGTAACTGTCTTAACATAGTTAGCTTCGTCAACCACTATCAAGTCGAAGTTGCCTGCCTTAATTTCCTTCTCGACAATCTCCACACCATCGTAGTTGATGATGACCACTTCTGCGGTACCCTTGACTATCTCCTTACGCTTCTCTGCGGTGCCGTAAGCTACGGCTACTGTTCGATGCATCGCTGTCTTAAAGAAGTCTGACTGCCACGCTGCTTGCATAATAGATAGGGGGCATACCACTAGCATACGCTTAATCTTACCTTTGTTCATCAGGTAGTCGGCAGCCCATATCACAGCAGAGGTCTTGCCTGTCCCTGCTTCAGATAGGCAGTAAGCCCTAGGGTTAGCGGATAAGAATTGCGCGGTGGTCTTTTGATGGTCAAACGGCGTGTGTACACCCGGCCATTTGTATTCTTTTGTTATGGGTGATGGGGCATTCTTAATGCGCATCGATGACAAGGTTAGTACCTCGTCCAGTTCCCAGTTAACAATCACTTGGGTAATGCCGTTATCGTAGGCCTTGACAACTTTACTCTTAGGTATCTTGTCAAGGATTAACTCAGGACGGCGAGTGTTTACTATTAAGGCTTTGTCTTTATAGATTTCCATGTGTAAGTCACTTATCATGTGTTTAAGATGCGGGTTACTTAGTATACATGGTTTTTTGGAAATGTAAAGAAAATAGGCTGACCACGGAGAGATGTGTGGCCAGCCTATTTAACCCGTCTCGTGGGTGTTCGGTTAATACCTAGGTATGAGTAAACTTCGAAAGGACTTCCTATTATTAACTGACATGGTTAACGCACTCATGCCTTGCGGACCGTCTGTTACTTTTTAGGTGTGTTCTTTTTCACACTGTTATCAGCGTTTCGGCTGAAGCTACTATTCTTACTTTTTGATCGGATACGAGTATTTGATTTGTCGTTACTGCCTCCTTTGGATAGTGGAATAATGTGGTCAATCTCTTTACCATCACCTTTCTTAACACGTCCATCCCGTATAGCTTCACGCCTTGCTTTATTACGTGCAACACGTTTAGCTATTTGGTCGGGCTTACTCTTATACAGCTCGTTTTCTCTTTGGTAATCTCTAGCCATCTATTTTCCCCAATGTTGGCAACTTTGTACTGGGCAAAACCGTTTACACGCAAAGTTAGGAGCGGCATTAAATACGTTGGTATCATAAGCTGTCTCTAACCGTTTGATTAGGGTATCCCATTCGCCTATCATATCATCGAAGTTATCCATTTTATAGTCTTCTTTTAATATTTCTTTGCTGACTAAAAACACTAAGCCTGACTTGATTACCTCTACCTCGGGAAAGTGTTTAAACACTGCTGCACCTAATAGAGATAACTGACGAGTGTCGGCATACTGGCTAGACTTACCTGTCTTATAGTCGATAACCGTAGCTGTCTTTGTTTCAGGGTTCACGATGAGCAAGTCGATCGCACCGCGCCACCATACGTCATCGGAAAAGAAGCCTGTAGGTTGTAGGTCACGCGTTAAGCCAACCTTGTGCTCACAGTATTTCTTACCTGGGATTTGTTTTAGTCGGTCTAACGAAGGCTGAAACTGCCAAAACTTTTCAGGTAGTGGGACATTGTCTCGCACATACAACTCAGCAGCTTTGTGAACTTCGTTACCATACAGAAAGTGTTCTGTATTAGGGTCTTGCTTTATATCTTTGGCTACGTAAAGATGGAAGTATTGTTTCGGACACTTCTCGAATGTAGTAGCAGCCGAATACGACCATGTTTTTAAACCTGCCATTATTTTTCTTCCTCGTAATGTTCACCCGTCGGGCCGTTCTGTCCTATGATATCTACGCGAGCCTCGTCCCAGTTTAGGGGGCATCCAGTCCACGCGCATTCTTTTGTAGCAGTTAAACTCTTACCACACACATCACATAGTGGGTCTTTGTTCTTCCTAAAGATTTTGTCAAAGTTATCTTCAAACTCTTTGCTGTTCTTCCGACTTTTTATTAAGTCGCCTGTTACATCATTTCGTGATGCCATTTTCTTTCTCCTTCTTAGCCCTATCAAGCCCTCGCCTTATCAACGCTTCAAAACCTTGTTGCATTAGGTACATCTTACCTTCCTCGTCCACGTCCAGCTGGGCTATGGCACTGCCATCGGGTTGGTCAATCAAGTCACCAATCAATTCTATTTTCATATCTGTATCCTATGGTTTACATTTTTCCTATTTTGTATACTATGTGAGCGTTTTTAGTTCAAAACTAAACTAATAGTGTAGACTTGTGTGTAATTTTAAACCGTTTATTCAACACAAACTTTTTTGTCTATTACGAATTAAACGCAAAAAAGTGATATATCAAACAGTCTTACCTATATAAGTTGCCTTAACGTTATTATCAAACTGCAACGTCACAGCGCACTCTTGCCCTTTGTTTCCATTAAAAAGTTTATAAACTCCAAATCCAATGGAAACTATACAGATAAGTAGTAACGTTGCTACAACCACAGTAGCACGGTCTACGCTTCTATCACGTCCGCAGTCACACTTACGGCCTTGCTCACAATCTTGATTACACGGCATCATCATCTCCTGTAAAGTATGCAATTACTGTATCCAATGCCCCTATTACTTTGGTGTCGTACTCCACGTCGTCGGGGTGGGTTGAGTGCCAGTCAACTATCTGTCTCCTACTTGACTTCAAGTGTGCGCCTACTATGGCGTCCAGTATCTCGGCTAACTGCGTTGTGTCTGATAAGTCTAATGTGATTTTCATTACTCGCCCCTTAAAGTTAATCGTAATGTTTCTTGTGGTGAAATATTCTTAGGTATGCGTCATACAGATAAGCTTCAATTTTTGTTCGTTTCCTTCGCTCTTCTAATACACATTCATGCGTATAGTTTTCTCGTTTAAATGGGAATACACACACTAAAGGTGTACCCGCTTTAATAATAAAATCGCCCCCTTTTAATAATAGACTAGGGAATTGAACAGGATTATCGTATACATCAGTATCTACAATTCCAGGCAACACTCTAAACCTATCCTCAAAAAACATTTCAGGCGGATAAAACAAGCATGAATATCCACTTGGAGTGGTAATTGTCCAGTCATTTCCAAATTTAATATATTTGTTAGGCTCTCCATTTGTAGACAATGGAAGTTGCTTGTAAGGGTGAGGGTTTTCCATAGCATAGTTAGTTTTATAAAATGAAAAATTATCTTCCCCAACATCAGAGTTAATTACAATATCCCCTTGAGTGACTAATAAATATCCCGATGACATATAATCTCTTAAAGGTATACATGCCTTTGCCGTTCTTTTAGGTTTACCTTCGTAGTAAGAAAATACTTTATTTAATGGGCAATTATTTTGCTCAGTATCTAATTCTTTGTACCATTTTGGAAAGACTGATTTGATAGGAACAGGCTTAAACAAGGCATTTGTTACTTCGTTATGTGTGGTAAATTTTATTTTTACACTCATAGTTCCACCCCATCGTTATGTACATCAAGTTCATCAATGTCTATCTCTGACTCTTTACCGCTAGGTAGCTTGCCTATTATGGTAGTCGGGAAGTGTCCTGTTTTAATTACTTCAACTACACACTCACCTGTTTTCCACCATACCCACCTAGGCATTGTCCGTTTCACTTTCATTTTGGTTTCCTTTCTTTGGTTGTCTAAAGCCGTTTGGTACTTGGCCTGCTGTTAGGTTTTGCATTACCATCATCAACTGTTCAAGCACTTTCTCGTGGTCATCGAGCCTAGCTTGCATGTTAAGTAAGCCGTGGTGCATGGCCTTTAGTGCGTCTTCTACTTGTTCTTGGGTCATTTGTTTGCTCCGTATTTAGTTTGTAATAATAACTCGCAGTAGTGGATTGCTTTCTTGATATCCTCTGCGCCATTCTTAGCGTGGTGTCGGCATACATACTTAACTATGTTGCCTTCGAGAAAGCCCAACTCATTCTCTACGATAAACTCTACTGGTTGTATCGCCATGCTTGCATAGTGATTACCACCAATCTGTTTCTTAAGTGCGTTTTCTTCCTCAAACATGTCTGTCATTCCGTCGCTCATACATCTCTCCTAATAAATACATACATAACATACCCAACCCAAAGGCTTGCCAATAGCATTGGATATACTCAATAACTAGATTTACCATTGGCTCTGTCCCTCGCATCACGTTCGGCTTCTTTATCTAGCATTAGGTAATACCCTGCTATTACTCTACCCTTTTCTTCTTCCGACATATCGTCGGCTGCTACCTTATTAACGTAATACCCTAGCCTAAAATAATGAATATCTTCCATCACCAACTCCCAAACATGTTCATACTACTCTGCATGTTACCGATAGACGAACTTCTAGCCTTTTCTCGTTGGGCTTTTGTCATTGGTTCTTGTTTTTCTCGATCCATTAACTTAAACACCCTAGTGACACTCTGCACAAGTTTGTCGGCATTGGTAGTAGCAACATCAGGTATGTCCGATACAGGTTTCACGTAGGGTATCGCTGCGTTATACACATACTGACGAGCACCATTCACTGTTTTCTTAACCCTAGTCAAGTGCCCTCTAAGTGCTAGCCACTCTAGGTATGCCTTACCCTTTGCAAAGAACTCCAACTCGGTAACACACGGTGTTGCTAGCACATCTTTACGCGCAGCAACATAGTTATACACAATCTCTTTGTTTGTGTTTACTTCAGCATCTATCTCAGCTTTCTTCCTTGCTGACCGCTCTCTTTCTAAAATATCTGATTGTTTTGACATTATTTAGCCTCTCCATAGTTATCACCAACACCTACTTCACAACCAAGTGGTAAGTCAGGACACCATGTAGGTGCCGTAGTCATGCACTTGGTCACATACGCTATGCAATTGTCGACATCATCTTCGGGGCATAGCATCACCAACTCATCGTGAATGGTCATCACGACGTTATACTTCTTAGCCACCGCTACTAACTGTTCACCAATGATGTCACGTGCTAGGCTTTGTATACATCGTTGGAATGTTTTAGACGGGTGTATGTATTCAGGTATAAGCGAACGACCCATCAGCTTATCATAGACCCACGCTTCCTTACCATCTTCACCGCGTATCTTGCGTAGGTTAGGTAAGCCAAGCGCCATGCCATTAGGCTTCATCATGCCATGCTCTATACTACTTATGATGTTGCCGTTACCCATGCTGTAGTTCTTATTGTCACGCACTGCCTCAAGCATAGTGCCAGCATCAGCCCATGCACGAATTAACTCAGGGTTAGCATCTCGATACGCATACACAATACGTTTAACTTCGTCTAGACTTTTGTTTACACCACCTTGTTTCAGTATGCTGTGCATCTTAGCTGCGCCAACACCGTAAATACCTGATAGGTTGACTACCTTAAATATAAACCGTAAGTCTTTGTCAACTTCGTCATAGGGTGTATTCGTTATCTCCGCAGCGGATTGTTTATACAAGTCTATACCGTTATTGATTTGATCGATTTTACTGTATGACTTAGCGAACCAATACGCCAACCGTAACTCGATGTTGCTCAAGTCAGCTGCCACTAGCTTCATACCTTTAGGCGCACATATCGCATTACGTAAGGGTGAGGAGCGGGGTAGATTTTGGAGGTTGATACCATCCACACCTGACCATCGATGCGATACAGTAGCCCCTGCATACTTAAGTGGAACAGGTAGTAGCCCACGATTACCTATGTTAATAAAGTTCTCTGTCCTAGTTTCCTCTAGCGTAGACTTGTTACCCAGCCTAGCAGTGGCTAGCACTTGCACTATAGGGTTGTCGTGTTCGAGTAGGGCTTTGAACTCCTCGTCTGTCTTAGCAAAGGCAAACGTTTCCTTGCCTGTGGTGTGACTAATCTTCATAGGCGGTTCGATACCTTGCTGTCTAAGTAACTCCGCAAACTTAGGGTTACTCATCAGGTCTTCTTTATCTACGTCAGCCGATGCCAGTAGCTTTTCTTTCTTGTCCCTGACATCCATCAAGTGACGCACCAATAGCCCTTTGTTTAGCTCTAGCTTAGGCTCAGAGAACATCTTGATTGTTAAGTCAATCAAGCGCATCTCCATAGGCGCTATCCTATCCTTGAGTTTGTTAAACAACTCATAGGTTAAGTCAACGTCGTTCTTGCAGTATTGCCCATACTGGTGTAGGTCTTGTGGTGTGAAGTCTACTCGGTGCTTACCCAACGCATCCAATACTTCCGTGCCCTTGACACCGATGTTATATAAGGTAGCTAAGTTGGATAGGGATACTGACTCGGTTAGGCCGTGAAGAATTTGCGCCATACCCATAGTATCGAACAGTCCACGAGGGTGTATATCATACTGCCAACTGAGAATAGCAGCGTCGAAACGCATATTGTGCCCAAGTACAAAACTGTTAGCCCAATCATACCTATCCAAAAACGTAGCGATTTCAGCATGCTTACCACTAAACCATATAGTTTCACCATCGTTCTCCTTTACTGCAACGCCAATCGTTTCAAACTGCTCGTCACGTATATACTCTTCCGTGGTGAACTTCTTAAGCCCATACTCTTTCGAGTAGTATGTCTCAAAGTCAATCGTTATTAGGTTCATTTATACTCTCCGCCAACCCCAACAACACTGCCTTAGCTGTGTCGGTATGGCCCCCTCCATGATTTAGATAAAGAAACACCGCTTGTTCTATCGCGGTGTCCATCAATTTATAACCTAAGTTCTCAAACTGTTGCTCCGTTAACTTCGTGACTGTTAACTTGCCTGACTTCATTGCTATGGTGTATATAAACTTACGTCCACGCTTATACACGATAGCTGTTTTTGCGTTGTGGTTTATCACCACTGACGGCACTGTGATTACCACGTCTCTCTCCTATTTATTTGTTCGGTGCTCATAATCGTCACGACAATCTTGATCGCACCAACGCCAATCCTTTCTTATTGGTTCACCGCAGTTCAAGCAATAGCCCATGCCCTTTATAGGCGTAGCCTCTTGCTTACGATACCGCTTACGTATTGTTTCTTCTAACTCTAATCGTTCTTGTGTTTTATCTACGTCGTCCGACATTCTTTATCTTCTGTATAACAATTCTTACTATGAATAAATCTATAACTATTGAATAGTCATAGGGCATATAAGGCTCTTGAAAGCTAACTTCTAGACCTACCATAACGCCTGATATAAACGAGCATTGAAATAATATCATTGTGTTCCTTTAAAACGGTGCTTCTTCTAATATATCGAACACGCTCTTTATCGTTTCGACAGGTAGTTCTACTATCGTAGCATTATCTTTATTGCCTGTAAACCATTTAGCCTCACGTAGCGACCTAAATTTCTTATATGGTTCTCCATCTAGGCACACCACGTGAGTGAACGGTAGATTAGACATCGGGGGCTCGCATGACATAGAAGTCCGTATCCGAAGTGCGAACGCCTACATCCTTAAGCACTTCTCCAATAGCTATTAACTTTAACATGGCTATTTTTGGGTCATCGGATGTTACCCCAGCAGGTAAATGATGGTGTGTCATTGACCAACCAATCGCAACAGCATAGTTTTTAACCGCATACACAGCCGTATCAGGGGTTGCGAAGTATGATTGCTGATTGTTCACTGCGACAATAGACCCTCTAGCCTGAGCTGCGGCATACGGATTACCCAATGGTGACGTTGACGATGTCGAATTCATTAACGATGAAGCATAGGGTGGTGGCGGTGGTGGGGGTAATCCAATACCTCCTAAAATTCCGTTATACCATGCCATATAGCATCTCCTTTAATTGGTCTAGGTTGTTTTCATCTATAACAACAGCGATGCCACCGTTCTTCTTAATGGCAACGAGGTTGCGGTCTTGTATCTCTGTAGTTCTATTGCCATTCGCCTTGCACTCTATCCCTAGAAAGTGGCTCTTGTAGCACACCACGATATCAGGCACACCTGTCCGCATGTAGCCACTCGCTACAGGATAGAAGTAATAGGCGTCTAGCTCTTTCAGCATCTTAACTACTTGGGCTTTCACCCACTTCTCAGTTACTTTCTTTTCGGGCACTTATTTTCTCCTTTCAATACGGTTTTGCTCTTCAAATATTTCACGTGCTTTGGCACGTAACCGTAATAATTTAACATCATCAACAAGACTAGGGTTTGTATCTAAGAACATATAAGCTAAGTATTGCTCGTCGTCATCACCTTCTGTCAGTAAGAAGAACTCGTTGTCTCTAATACCTATACCTTCAAGGTATTTACCGTTCTCTGTTAGCTTAAGCATAGCTACCTTTTGCTTCTGTCGCTTTGTTAACTTCGTTTCTTCATCGTCAATACGGATTACTTTCATATTAAATCATGTCCATAATTTCGGTAACACGTGCTAACACTTCGTCACGTGCACCAACACTTGTCCGTAACTCATCGGGAGTTACACCGACTAACGATTTCTCTAGCGCCTTTCTCGCTTCCTCTAGTTTAGGGTCTTTGGTTACGTTCAACTTCGTGAGTAGACTGGTCAGTTCAAGCGCATTTTCGATCAAACTGTTGCGGAATATCTTTTTGTCCTCACCGCTTAGTCTGTCTATCATGTGCTCAAGTGTTACATGTAACCGTGACCATGCGTCTTGCATAGCTGTCTCTACCCTTGAGTCGTAGGCTTTCTCATACTCGGCTCTCATCTCGTCACGTATGGCGTCCTCAACGTCTATGCGGAAGTCGCTAACTTCGGGCACAGGCATAATAGTGTATTTCATATTAAACTTCGTAGCAATCTTGTGTGCGTCGGGGTATTCCGAGCGGTCGAACAACTGTCCAAGGCGATAAGCCATGACCGTAATGATGTTCGGGTATTCATTGATAAAGGTATTCACACGTGATTGAAACTCTGCTTCGTATACGCCTAGCTGTTCTTTGTAGTCGAAGAAGTTATTCATCGGCAACAGACGTGTGCCTGTGTCCGACCATGGTAGCGTTTGCCTAGCATGCCACTCACGTATCTCCCCCGCCAACTTCGTGATAGCTTCGAGGTGGTCTGACCCTGCGAGGATATGCTTGTTGTAGTTACCAGCCTTAGTGGTGGTGCGTTTGTTTATGTCAATTTCTTTTGACACGTTCTTGTCTAACTTACGCGCAGTCCATAGTGATATGTTTAGGTCTATCAATACTGCGCTTGATGCGATACTAACTGCCATGGTTCTCTCCTTTAAGTTGTCTTACTAACATCATTGCATCTGCATGTTGATATGCTTCAATCGCTACCGAGTTTGGGTCTCTTGTTCGATTAGTTAACATACCGCACATGGCTAGCATAGCGAATAAATCTCTTACGTTAAGGTCGTCCATTCTTTCTCTCCATAGGTTTAGCCAACAAATACTTGTCGCCCATTGATTCAATTACTGCTTTAATCTTTTCTTCACGTATCCTTACTAGTTCAGGGTCAGGCTTGATATCAGCCCCATACAATGACGTGAGTATTACTGACGGGTTAAAAAACATTATGCTGCCTCCTTATCTAAATCGTTAGCTTGAATTGCATCCCACACTGACTCATCAGAAGTGAGTGCGTCATACTCGTCACGCAGTGCGTCATACAACAGCCCACATAGGTCAGCTACTATATCACCTATCAGTGCATCGACCATCTCTATTTCCTTGTCAAACTGCTCTTGCCATACCTCAGCAAAGGGGTGGTCATCAACAAGGTAATACGCTATTGGTTCTACTTCGATATCACGCATGGTTACGTTATTGTGCCTACCCAAGCCCCATGACATACGAACATACCCATCGAGGTCTTCGACATACTTTTGGAATATCGGATAGTCATCATAAAAAGAACCCAAGGCTAGCTTGAAGTCTACTACCCTACCTGCAAAGGCAGCACCATCACCTTGTGACCAAAAGCCTGACCACGTTATGTCCCTCTCACGCACAGATTGAACGATGCCACGTCTGTTATAGTTACGAGGTGTCGTGCTGATTTGAATGCCACGTTCCTTGCACTGTTCATCAAACCACTCATAGACAGACTCATGCCACCACTCACCATCGACATTGATTTCCCTATGCTTTTCTATTAGTTCGTCTTTAGTCATGTCAAATCCAATTCGATCGAGTTAATCTCTCTCGTCAGTATTTTGTTTAAGTAGGCATGCACGTTGTGGTCAGCTGGCACCTCTACCTTAGCTGCATCTTTGATAATCTTCTTACATTCATTAGACATGTAATAGATACCTACTGACCCTGCTGGGTATCGATTCTCTGCTACACGAAGTGACTCCTCTAAGTTACGCATATACCATCCTGTGGTTCTATCCGACTCTAGTTTGGTTAGTGCTACTGCCTGTGTAATCGCATCAAATATAGGGTGCGTAGACTTCAGCTCTTTATACGCTATATTCCAACCACTAAACCTAATGAATGGCGAGTCCATTCTATGCGCTATCTCTCTAGCCAAGCGTGATGTAGCTGACTCACCGTCTGATATAGAACCTGTGCTAACTTGTTTCGCTATGTTTTTCAGTTGTCGGTCTGTAAACGTAGTTAAATCTATCTTCAATGTCAACGCCTTTGAATGGCGTAGTAAATACGTTGGAACGTTAATGCTCATGATGTTTCTCCTTTGTTAACTTCGTGGCAAACTTGCCACAATGTTACGACTGTAATTTATATACCGCTACTAATTCATTTACCTTGTCTACTACACTATCGGTATTGCTGCACACGTGTGTCTCCGACTCATGGCTGACGTTAGTCTCCATGCTGACATTTACTACCCAACCATTGGCTACCTTGTGCACTCGAATGTTAAGGCTACTCTCTCCTTCGACAGATACACGAGCGGTCTCCTCTATCTCAAATAGTTTTCGTGATGGTTGTGTTAATATTTTGTTTCGCGTTATCGCGTCACGTATTGCTTTGGTTAAACTTGTCATATCATTCTCCTAAGTAAATGCTCTTGCCATGTGGCGAGGTTATACCCTTGCTAGTGATAGCCCATAGAGTAGGTGCTTCCCAATCCCCACCCCAATCCTGTTCGACATAGCCGTCAGTCAATACGATGATAGCTTCAGGCGTGATGCGCTTGTCCTTGAGATACGAGTTCAAGCTACCGACACGTGTGCCACCCCCACCCGCAGGTTTGGTTGTGGTTGCTAACCCATCGTAGTCACCGATGTTGTAGGTTTCGTGAGCAGCTACATCGTAGTCCCAGTAGATAAGTTCTAGGCTTTCGGGTGTCACGTCATCACATATACCAACAACTTCTGACAAGAACTCGTTAAGCTCCTCGTTACCGATAGAGCCTGACGTGTCGATGCCTACGACTAGCTTGCCTACTGTCTCACCTATCATCGAGGGCATGTAGATGTCCTGTCCGATAAACCTACGTGATGGGCGTTTCCAAGATGTCTTATCCTTGTTCTTGCATGTAGCGTTGACAAACTCACGCAACTGCTCACGCCAATCTACCTTGGGTTCAAGTAGTTCTTGGATAGAACGGTTCTGATTGCCTGCCATTTTGCCACGAATAATCTCACCTTGACGTAGTGCTTGGTCAATCTGCTTTTGAACTTCTTTAACTTCGTCAGCAGTCAACTGTTCGGCACCTTCCCAGTCATGATGGTCGTGTCCACCTTGCTTGCTACCCTCACCAGTCTCACCTCCACCATCACCACTGTCCTTACCACCGCCCGAAGGTGGTGGCTCTTGCTTGAGAATGTCAAACACTTGCTTAGTAGTCATGTTGGCAAAGCGTTTGTCATACAAACACATCTCAGGCATAGACGCTACTTCCCCATGTGGGTCAGCTTCAACGATGGTATTGTTCACCACGTAGTCAGCTGCAATGTTGGCAAGCATAGGGTTTTCTTTCCATAGCTTGCGCCATATCGTCATGTGCTGAAAGACTTTGTGTAACGCCTCATGTAACACGACGAACGTCAACTGCTTGTCAGTCAACGTGTCGATAAAGTTAGGGTTATACATTACATCACGACCATTGGTCGCAGCTGTTGGTAAGTCTTCAGTGAACGTGACTTTGCCTATTGATAATACACCAGCGAATAAGCAGAATTGCTTAGAGCGCATTATGCTGATGTGCGACTTCGTCACTCGCTGTTGCGAATTCAAAACTGGCATAAAAGTTCTCCTCATGTGCGGTTAATTGTTTAATGCTTTCGATCAAATGGAATGCTTTAATCGGTGTGCACTTATACTCGGTATCACGCCAAATGATTTTTACTTCATTGGGGCTGATAACAAAGTCAACATCGGGTAAATCCCTAGTGATGTCTTGTAATGTTTTAAATGCGTTACGGACTTGCAATAGTTCTTGTGAAGCCATTCTATTTCTCCTAATTAAAAGTATTGATTGTTTGATACTGCCCACGTAACAAAGGATTTGTTAGTCGCGGCTACTGCTTTACGGCTTGACGCCATAATGTTTATTGCAAATAGTGCTTGTGTTTCCATGGGTAGACGTTGAATGTATTTCATCCACGCATCCATGTGTTCCTCAGTGATTGTCATTAACTCACGCATCACTAAGATTACCCTTGCCGATGGGTCTTTCGGGACCATCGCTTTCTCAGGTTCTTTGTAGACAGACTCACGACTTGGCAGTCCATCAGCTAGACTAAAGTATGCAGACATATCCCTTGCAGCTGACTCGCCGATAGTGCCGACTAGAGCCGTCAGGGTGGTATCCTCTCCCAACACGTCACGATTTTTAACAATCAGCGAAGCTTTCGCTAGTGACCGTGGTGATACAAAAGAGTCCTGTTGTTTGCGTGGGTTATACATATACATGTTCTCTTTCTGAGACTCGTCTGTATACATAGCTAGGCAGTGGGGGAACTGCTTGACCCATGCCAATACCTCGGGCGCAATGCCATTGTCTACACCCCAGTTAATCCACTCGTCATCGTTCGGGTTACGCACAGTGACCATAGTCAATCTGTTCTTAGCATGGGCTTTCATCGCATCGCCCACACCATCTGTCGTTAAGTTACCTGTTGAATACACAATCGAGTCGGGGTGAAACTTCACCGAGCCTAGACGTCTCTCTAACATTACAGGTAACAACATGTTCTTAACAGGCTCACTAGCCTTGGTTATCTCGTCTAGCATAATCAACACTGGCTTGCCATGTTGCAGGCTAAAGCGTTCATTAGGATAGAACGAGGTGGTCTTGTCATTGTGGTTCATGGCTGGCATGGCTAAGTCGCCTAAGTCTAAGTCAGCACAATCTATATACACAGGGATATGGTCTGGAAACCGTTTGCCTAGTGTCTGTAAGATAGAACTCTTACCAATGCCGGGTTGACCTCGTAGGTGGACAGTCACGTCTTTGCCCACTGTTGCTATCAATTCTTCTGCTTGTTTCAAACTCATCATTTGTTGCATGGTAATACTCCTCTCGGTTAAGTTAATTTACTACGTCTAACACTTGTGGGTTGACTGCTTTTAAGGCATCATCAACCAATTTCTTCATGGCATTGGGTTGTCGCACATACACACGTTGACTTGACTTGTGGTCCCAATTACTTCTTTGTGTCTGCCACGCTATACACTCAAACATATCCCACCATTGTTCTTCAACCCCTAAGTTAGCTATAACTTTATAGCTGTCTCTGTATGGTGAGTCCCAATAGTTTTTAAATGCTACATCCATATCACCTACCAAGTTGTCCATCGCATCTATGTAGTTATAGAACGGTTTGGCTGTCTTGCGAACTTCGTTCATGCGCTTACGATTAACCTTATACTTTGTTGGTTGTTCTAACACGGTTATCGGTGTGTTGTCATAATTGAAATCGTAAACTTTGTGACTCTTAATTGGGTAGTAGTTAAAGAGTATGTTCCAATCGAAGTCCACCTTGAAACCCTTAGGCACATAGGCTTTCTCACTTAGGTTATACACTGGCACACCCAGCACTGCTTCAATAAACAATCGTGTGCTCATTGAGTAGTAGCCATGCATAGATAACTTGTAGTGTGTTGGGTAGTAGGTAACTAAATCGGTGTAATGAAACCCAGCTACATACACGTCTACCCCATCACGTATCTCATGCTTGAGCCATTTTGTTTCGTCGCTACGATTACCGATACGACGTAGGCTTTGGTCACCACCACGTATCGGGGTGAGATTGTTAAACATATCTTTCGCTTGCTGATAACTGCCCATCTTTTTAATTGGCTTTATATCTATATGAAACGCCATGATAATTCTCCTTTGTTAACTTCGTGGCAAACTTGCCACTTTGTTACTAAATCGTAGTAACATATATGTTACTGTTACTACAGCTAATCAACGACTGAACTAACATTGTAACACATACGCACTACATTGTCAAGTTAGTGTTATGGGGTTCAGCTCTTGTAAGTCCTACAAGTCGGGACACCACCATTCCCTCCTGCGCTATGTATTGAGGTTCCTTGCTACACATGCCAGTTCAAGTAGCTCGTTCACGTGTGGTTTATACCCACTCCAGTCCTCTCTGTCCGATGGACTACGCACCATCGTTTGCGTTACTCTTCCTCCTCGTCATCATCGTTGAGTTCTTTGGTTTTGTAGCTGACACCCACTAGGTATTTCGATACCATTTCAGATATCATTTCAGACGCTTGCTCTTCTGTTTTTGCATACCATACTGCTTCAACCTTAATCATTTCAATCCTCCTTTGTGTGAACTGTTCAACCCTTGCAACAACGACATGTCAGTCACGACAATGTAATTGCTCTTGGGCATAGGCACGATGGTGTGCTTAACAAGACGCGCCTCTTCCTCGCCACAGAACAAGCAAGTCTTGTAACCTATGTTATATCTGCGGTCTTCCACATCATCACCGCACCTTACACATTGACTGGTCATGCTATTGCTCCTTGTTTTCTACTACACGAATGTCCACATTGAAGCCCATGTTTTCAAGGGCGCCAATCATTCTCCACCTAACACCATCTGCATGTAGGAAGTCATACATCGTATCTGCACAGTCCTCCCACTCCTCCTCCATTTGATCGGTGTAGTCATACCATAACTCTGCTGTTACTAGATACTTCTTCATTTTATTAGCCATTACAGTTCTCCTAGTTAAAGTCTTCGTCAGTTAATACAGGTTGTGTCAATGCTTTTTGTAGCCTGTCCACTAACTCTTGCATTTCTTCGGGTGTGTTGCCCACCATGAACGGCTCACCATACGATGATGGTTTGTCTTTCTTATCATAGTGCACCTCAACAAACCGATAGGTTGAAAAGTCGGGGTCTTCGTTGGGTTCAAAAATTACGCGGTGATTCCATGTAAACATTACAATTCTCCTTCGGGTATCTCATAACCCCTGTTCATCCATGATTTGATCGTGATGTTTTCGAACCAGTCCTTGACTGTTGGAATTATCCCGCCACAATCTTCCTTAACGTGTTGCTCGCCGATGTAACGGACAGGCACCTCTCGCCCATCGCTGTTCACAATCATGTGACCAAACACACGCTCGCACTCAAAGATACCTTGCGAGTGATGACGTAACGCACGATGCCTAGCATCTGCCCACACTTCCTTAGTGGCGTCGAACCAATCGTGTATCGCTGTGTAGTCCTCGACCTTACCGCCCCACTTCTTAACAGTGGTTAGTGCATGATGGTTGGGGTGCATGTTATTTCTCCTCGTAGAATGAAGCTTCATCGTCATACGGGTCGTATGTGAAGTCGTAGTCTTCGGTGTGAGTTACGTTAATCTCCATGCCTACCTCGATAACAGGTAACTCACCCTCGAAGTTGATGGTCATTGTGCCTTGCCCACCCTCATTGTTATACCAGTCCATGCCTGTCGCATCGAGCACACGGTAGCCAATGTCATCTAATGCTTTATCTATAGAGATGTTTGACTGTGTTTTTACTTGGTCGCCATACACTTGCTTTGTCCAAGACACCATGTCAGAAGGCATTTCCATAGCCTCATTGTTCATGTTATACAGGTCGATGCTGTATATCTCACCGCTGTCACCGCCACCTTGGTATGATATACCCACATACTTAACACCTAGCATTTTCATTTGCGCAGTGAGCGCAACCATTTCTTCCTTACTGTCAAAAAACTTTTCTCTAGCCATAATTCTCTCCTTTGTTAACTTCGTGGCAGGATTGCCACTTTGTTACTCGATACTAAATAATAAATAAACAAATACCCAAAACCCAAACAGACCAAGCGTAGCCATAGCAACAGTAAACAGTGCCTCTCGCACTACCTCTTTGGTGCGTGATATGACTGCGACCACACGATAGTTCTGCATATCGTCTTGGCTCTCGCTATGCACCCACTTAATCCATATTTCAGCCATGCCTTTGGTATCAAACAAACAACCAGCATGTTCGGGGTCTTTGTATATATCAACCCACCTACCATTTACTTTTTCCTGCACTTTATAACGTATGTCAGCCATGCCGTTCCCCTTACCAAAGTAATAGTTCTAATTGTTTCTGTTGACTAGCCAACACGTGCACAGGTCGATTGTCAAATAGACACTCAAGGTATGCACGTATCCACCGTATGTTAGCTTTGCCATGCGCTTGCTTTATTGCCCACAGTTCTTTGTTCATGTCGTTCCCCTAGATATACACAACAGTGAAGTAGCACACAGCCACGATGACTGCGTAGATAAACAACAAGAACCCATACCCATCTTTTGTAAAACGTCTCATAATGTATACTCCGTTAACTTCGTGGCAAAGTTGCCACATTGTTACGTTGTGTGCGCACTATGCTCACCCAACAACTACATTATATACTAACTAGTGGACATTGTCAAGTCAGTGTTACGCCCTTTCTACGGTCATAGCTTGACCACACCTGTTCGTATCATCTCGCATTTGATGGCATACAGTTCCCAGTAGGCGTAGGGCATGGGGGTATCGCCCCTCTCCCATCGGTGCCATGTGCGCGTGTTCACGTGCAATAGGTTCGCACATTGTTTCGCCTCAAGCTTCATGCCTAAACGAAGTTCACGTATCTCACTGGGTTGGGGTGGTTTAATTATCTGCATTTCGATCGCCCTTTGTTGTGTCTTTCAGTATCCCCTGTGCTATGCGGTCTTTGCGCCATTCTTCGTATGCTTCATCTTGTGCAATCTCTTCAGCACTGCGCCAATCAGAAAGAAGGTCGACCATCGCTTGATGTTCCGCATCTACATCTCTCGCAGTAGGTTTCGCATGACCTTTAACAGATAGTTCTGCGACTTTCATAATGAACAGTTCCCATACAGGCGCAGGCATTTGTATGCGACCTTGCTCGTATCGTGCCCATGTATTGGGTTGGGTCATGCATAGTTCTGCTGCTGCTTGCTGTGTTAACTTCGTGTCAATCCGTGCACTTCTTACCTCATCGGCGGTGGGTATGTAATACTTTGCCATTGTGTTTCTCCTTGTTAACTTCGTGGCAAAAGTGCCACTTTGTTAGGGTTAAAATTAGCGACAAAATGTCGCACTACATTGTCAAGACCAAATTACGTGATTTTGAAAGTTTTGTAAGAGGGTCTTGTAAGGGGTCAAATTATACCCTTTTTTCTATACGATTGGTATAGGCGTTTGGTATAGTTTTTATACGATACGACTAGTCGTTTGGTATAGTTTTTATACGATACGACTAGTCGTTTGGTATAGTAAAATGGGGTATTTTTGGGGTGTAAATTGACAGTGTAAACACCAAATTACGTAGAGACATTTTGTCTCTGAAAGTTAAGTGTTTGATTTTGTTCACTTTGTTCACTTCGTGATTTGTCAGGATTTACGTAATAAGTCTTTGTTTTATATAGCGAATTACGTAGTTAGTGGACACTAACTTATTTCGTGAACTTCGTAACCTATTGATTTATATAGCGAATTACGTAATTACGTGATTTTGCAGAAAAGTCGCATTGCGCGAGGTCACTTGAACGACGTTAACGAAGTTTACAAATCAAAAACTATTTGGAACCTCTAGATAGTTTATAACGTATTTACGTAATTACGTAAATTTATTGTCCAGTTACTTTATGCATCAATGACTTACATGCATTACGTGACAAAAGTTGCACGTATTTTACGCAGACAATGTCAAGTGCCGTCTAGAGACATTCTGTCTTTATTGTCACGAAGTTTACGTAGTTAACTACTATACAACCTGTATATACGTAATGACTAGGTGAACTTCGTGTAATTGAACTCACTCTCGGACTCACTCTCTTTCATATTACGGTCATAACTGCGCAAACGATAGGCGCAAAAAAGCCCACCAAAAATCGGTGGGCTAATTTAACTTAGTGGCAGAATTGCCACAATGTTACTTGGTTGATTTTGCCAATTTAGCAATCTCACCAAAAT